TGGTCGAGGAATACGAAATACTGCCGCTAAAGGTAGGATATGACCGCTATTCGGCACAATATTTGATTCAGGATATGCAAGCCTACGGCTTCCATTGTGACGACGTCTACCAAGGGGAAAACTTATATTCTACCCTGATGATTACGCAAGGGTTACTTGAGGACAGAAACCTTCACATAGGTGACAATGATCTGTTAAAGGTTCACTTGCTGAACAGTGCAATAAAAATGAGTACGGAACGCGGACGGGGCAAACTGGTCAAACTTTCCCCGTCGCTACACATAGACGGCGCGGCGGCATTGCTTGACGCAATGACAATGCGCAGTAAGTATTACGCCGAAATAGGCGAACAGTTAAAGAACGAATAACGGAGGAACGATAATGGCAATCACAAGATTTACAACGCCGCCTATCAGTCTGCTGGTGAAGGGCGTGGATATTACCGCGGCTGACGTGTATGTCACAGTCAAACAGGGCGAAACGGAGATCAACCTGACTGACACTGCTCTTACCCTGACAGCCAGCGGTGATGATACACAAGTCGAATTTTCACTGACACAGGCACAGGCTGGGTCGCTGGACTTCTCTTCCTATGCCGGAATACAAGTAAACTGGATTGACAGCGGTGTGCGTTATGCGACCGAGATCGCAAACGTCAAGATTTATGAGAACTTGTACGACGAGGTGATTTCCTGATGATCGAATTAAGAATCATAGAAGACAATCCAGTTGAATTAAGCGTCGTAAGCAACAGCCTTATTCCGCTGGAAGTCAATATGGGAAGCGGTGGCGGCGGCGAGATCAACAACCAGAACAAAAGCGTCACGCCTACGGAATCAATTCAGGAAGTGACGGCGGACGCTGGGTATACTGGTCTTGGCAAGGTAACAGTCGGTGCAATCGCTTCTAACTATGTAGGAAGCGCAGTCACACGGCGCGATTCTGATGATTTGACCGCAAGCGGCGCAACAGTTTCTGTTCCGTCTGGATATTACGAAAACAACGCTTCCAAGGCAGTCGCAAGTGGAACGGAAGGCACTCCGTCAGCCACAAAGGGCGCAGTGTCGAATCACTCTGTCAGTGTCACTCCGTCCGTGACGAATACTGCCGGATATATCAACGGCGGAACAAAGACAGGCACAGCCGTCACAGTTTCCGCAAGTGAACTGGTCAGCGGAACAAAGTCCATTAGTGCAAACGGCACAGAAGATGTCACAAACTATGCTTCAGTTTCTGTTGCCGTTCCACAGCCGAGCGGAACGAAGAACATCACTATTTCGGCAAACGGCACAACAACAGAAGATGTGACAAGTTATGCTTCTGCTTCGATTACTGCAAATGTGCCGAACAGTTATTCCGCAAGTGACGAAGGGAAGGTCGTTGATAACGGCGCACTGGTCGCACAGACTTCTGACACAGTCACTGTGAACGATACCTACGACACGACACTGATAAATTCGCTGACAGTCAATGTCAGTGGTGGCGGCGGCGATAGATTATACAAATATTCTTCAGTAATAAAAAGAACAACAACGGGAACGATTACGGAAGCAACGGACGGATTTGACATTACCTCAACAGGTACGGCTGGTTGGGGTCTTTTTGCGTTTTCAAGTGGTGGAGTACCGACTTATGGACAATTAAGCGGACACAAGATACACGTCGAGTACAGTATTACGGCTTCTAATACGGCAGAGGATGATGAATTTCGATTAATGTTTGACGCAGGTTCAACCGAAAATGGTGAGTCGCGATTAAGATATTGTACCATTGCAAGTGCTACTCATTCAAACCCAACAGTTAGCGGAACGTATGACTTTGTGGTAGATAGTTCAATTTGGACAGGTGGAACGGGAACAGTAACCAATTCAAGTTATCTGCGTTATCGTGTTTATTGCAAGGCACATTCAGGTGCTTCCGCACAGTTCCGTTTTAAATTCTACGATATGGGTGTTGATACGGCAGAGTTACTTAGCATCATATTAGGAGAAACAGAATGATTACAAGAGAACACGCAATAAAACTTCGTGAATTGATCGTGAAAGCCGCCGTATCTCTTGACGACGAGTCTGCACTTCAGGGAATTGAACTGTTTCCGCTTTGGAAGACTGACACGGCTTACGAAGTCGGCGAACGTATACGTTATAACGAAGTCCTTTACAAATGCGTACAGGCACATACCAGTCAGGCACAGTGGACACCAGACATCACTCCGGCATTATGGACGGAGGTCAGCATTGACGAGTGGCCTGAATGGAAACAGCCAACAGGCGCACAGGATGCTTACAGAATCGGTGATAAGGTTAGCCATTTAGGAAAGCACTGGGTTTCTACTCTTGATTACAATACTTACGAGCCGTCAGTCTACGGCTGGGATGAAGTTCAGTAAATAGAGGTTTTTAAACTATGGGATTATTTGACATTATATTCAAGAACAGACCAAAAGAACCGAACGTCGCCTTATTACGGGGCGACTTTAAAATGTTGAACGGCTACACGCCACGCTTCACGTCATTCTCTGGAGGTCTGTATGAAAGCGAACTGATCAGGTCGGCGATCAACGCAAACGCCGTACACGTCAGCAAGCTGAAGGTGGAAATGTTAGGTGCGGCACGTCCGGCGCTCCACGCAAAAATGCAACACGCGCCGAACCAGTTCCAGACGTGGTCGCAGTTCTTACGGCGTGCGTCAACTCTGCTGGACGTTCACAACACGCTTTTCATTACGCCGATATATGACCAGTACGGAGAACCAAGCGGCATTTATACGCCGCTTCCGCATAGGTGCGAGGTCGTACAGTACGGCGACACGCCTTATCTGCGTTATGAGTTCGCAGACGGCAAGCACGCGGCTGTCGAATTGGAATATTGCGGCATTATGGTGCAACACCAGTACAGAAGCGACCTATTAGGTGAAAATAACGCCGCGCTTACGCCGACAATGGAACTTATCAACATTCAGAACCAAGGCATTGAAGAAGGTGTGAAGTCGGCGGCAACGTACCGCTTTTGGGGACGTATTAACAATTTCAGCAAGGGTAGCGATATTGCGTTAGAGCGCCAAAGGTTCAATGCTGAAAACTTCAGCAAGGAAGCAAAGGCTGGCGGCATTCTGCTCTTTCCAAACAATTATCAGGACATTCATCAAGTCGACGTCAAGCCGTGGGTGGTTGACGCGGATCAAATGAAACTGATCAAGGAGAACGTCTTCGAATACTTTGGCGTGAATGAAGACATATTGCAGAACAAGTTCACCAGCGACGCGTGGTCGGCATACTACGAAGGACGTGTTGAGCCGTGGGCGATCCAGTTCAGCGAAGTAATGACCAAAATGCTTTATACACTGCGCGAACAGTCACAGGGCAACCGCGTGATCGCAACGGCGAACCGACTACAATATTTAAGCAACCAAGACAAGCTGAACGTATCAGCGCAAATGGCTGACCGCGGCTTGATGACACGAAACGAAATCCGCGAAATCTGGAACTTGTCGCCATTACCTGAACCATATGGCTCACAGTTACCGATCCGCGGCGAATATTACAACGTCGGTGAAAACGACGGGGAAGGTGAAAATAATGAGTAAGAAAGAAATCAGAGCGTTTTGTTTTGAAGTCCGTGCCGAGCAGAATGACGAACACGGGCATTTTTTATCTGGTCAGCCGATTGTCTTTGATTCCAAGACAGACCTTGGCTGGCACGACGAGATCATTGAACGCGGCGCACTGGATAAGACCGACTTGCGCGACGTTCGCTTTTTAATCAATCATAACACGGATATGATTCCGCTTGCGCGTTCCCGTAACAACAACGAAAACAGCACAATGCAAATGTCCGTGAATGATAACGGAATGGCTATCCGCGTCGACCTTGACACGGAGAATAATTCTGAAAGCAAAGCTTTGTATTCCGCGGTGGAACGGGGCGACATAACGGGAATGTCGTTTATGTTCTCCGTGGACGCTGACGCGTGGGACGATCTGGAAAGTGACCACCCAATAAGACACATCAACTCCATTGGCAAGGTCTTTGAGGTGAGCGCAGTCACATTTCCAGCCTACGAAGCAACTTCGATCACAGCAAGGGGTCTTTCTGACGCGCTGGACGGCGCGAAGGAATCACTGGAGAGTGCAAAGGCCGCAAAAGCAGAGATCGAACGTAAAAAAGAAATCATCAAATTTTATCTGGAGGACTAATAATGGACAATCTGAAAGAAATGGAAGTCGAACTGCTTGAGGCACGGAAAGCAGAGATCGCTAACGAGATCGAAGCGCCAGACGCAGACCTTGACGCGCTGAAAGAAGAAGCACGCGCAATCAAGGAAGAACTGGAAAGCCGCAAAGCAGAAGAGGCTAAAAAAGTCGAGATCAGGAACGCAGTAGCGACTGGTCAGGGCGAAACAAAAGAAAAAATTCCAACGGAAGAAAGGAAAGTACCAACAATGGAAGAGATCAGAAACTCTAAAGAATACATTGAGGCATATGCCAACTATGTAAAGACTGAAAAAGACGCAGAGTGCCGCGCACTTCTTTCTGAAAACGCTACAAACGGGACAGTTCCTGTGCCGGAGTTCGTTTATGACGTTGTAAAGACCGCGTGGGAACGTGAAGGAATCACCAGCCGCATTCGTAAGGCATACCTGAAGGGCAACCTGAAAGTCGGTTTTGAGATTTCCGCAGACGGCGCAGTGATCCACACTGAAGGCGGCGACGCAATTAACCCAGAGAACCTTGTTCTTGGTGTTGTGGAACTTGTTCCGCAGACGATCAAGAAAGCCGTCCAGTTAAGTGACGA